GCCTCACGCGAGTGAGTCGCCCTGGTGGGATACCGGCTGCTTTACGCAGTGCGTTTCCACCAAGTGCGAGAACCTGGAGCGGTTTTTATGCTCTGGCTCAGTCGTCCTGGCTTACCGCCCGTTACGGGTGGAGGCCAGCCATGTTTGAAATTGAGAGTCTAATTGAGGCCATTCAACGAAAGACCGCAAGGTTAACGTGCAGGAACACACGTTCTAGCACGCAAAGCGGCGGATTTAACGAGTACGGCTTGTACCTCGGTTCAGCGTCCCACTATTTCAATGTGGATAAACGCACCGAATACTCGCACGACTTGTCCGCTCGGGCTGGGTTACTCATCGACTACAAAGTTGGTGCCAACACCTACGGGTTGTCCCTTCGGGACATCCCAGGCTCTGCATGGGAACTTCTTCCATGGAGCTTTGTCGTTGACTTTTTCTTCAATGTAGGCAGCTATATTGAGGCGATCGTACCAAGTGGCAACGTGTCTGCTTTAGCGTCCTGGATTGTTGTCGATCGGGTGAGTAAGGTTGATACCTACTACGATCCCGTTGGGCAGCCGTTCGCGGGTGCGACAGCTGACATTAGTGGTTCTACCACGTTTGCTTCCGTTATTTACCGAGAGCGGTACCGGGAGACAGTTTTGTCGCCAGGTCTGACCTATAAGGCAAGTTCAATAAAGAGCTTGCTGAGTGGAAAAGATCTCCGACTCATAGATCTAATTGCTCTCTTCACGTCACTCAAGTCGGGGCAGAAATATGCCCTCAAACACGGGTGACATAACTCTATGGAAACAAAGAGTAAACACTATGACAATCACTGTCAATACTAAGGCCTACGCAAAAGAACGCGTAGTTGGACCCGATAACATCGAGTTCATTGGCCCCAACCACGACCTGTCGAACAAGGACATCCTGTCCTTCAAGCGGGTTGCTCCTAAGCCAACTTCCACCTTTGGTGGTGTTAGCCGGGTGACAGCAAAGTTTTCCAGAACGGTAGCCGTAACTGGCCAACCTAATACGGAAGGCGTAGCTTTGGTCGAGGTCACCACTTCTCTCCCGGTCGGTATGGCCGAGGTTGATGTGGATGCTTTGCGCGACGACACGGGCGATTTCTTGCTCATGTCTGAAGCGGATGATCTATTCCTCAAAGCCAAGTTCCCGGCGTAAACGCCGGTTGTTGGCTGTTGCCGTTCGGCCCTTATGGGGCCGGCGGCGCTAACAATGCCAGAAAGGAGTGTTGAGATGCACGTTTTAAAAGAGTTCGTGACCTACGTTCTTGTAGGTTTATACGTTTTCTTTGTGCTTCCTTGGCTCTTCAGCCTGGCATAGAGAGGATAGTGTCAGATGCTTCATCTAACCAAAAAGGAAGCGAAATGCAACCTGAAAGGAAAGGGAAAGCGCGCAAGCGCGACCTACACGCTCTTAGCAATGTCAGTATTTTTGACGTTGTCAACGAGTGGTTGTGCCTACCTGGCAACGGTAACTTGCGAAATCTCCAAGAATGGGTCGCTTCATTGCGATCCCGTCGAGGGGACAAGCTCGTTGCTTTAGCAGATGCACTAGTCGCCGCAGAGTATGGCGATGCAGCTGAGCATAAAGCTGCGCATCAATTGGCCGCACTGGTACGGAAGTATCCGTTTAGCTCTAGCGAGGCTCCCGGGTTGAATCCCGAGGCCGCAGCGATCCTGAAGTTTAGGAAAGCTGAGCTGGTTTGCAAGCGATACAACCGATTATTCCGGTTGAGAAACCGGACAAACACCTGGCGACACCAGTTCATTATTGGTGAAGCTAGGGCATGGATCGAGAGGGTTTTAGGGCGCGAGCCCGACCTCAACAAGATCTATGACCAGTGCGAGTTTGGCCCAGGGGCCTCAGTGGGGGTGCATGGTAATGCTACCAACGACATGCGTAAGTTTCTCGCATCCAGTTGGTCGTGCACCCCTACGGCCGTGCCATACGTTAAATCAGCTATGTGGCGAAATCACCACGTGGTGGAATACCTCCTTTCTGAGGGGGTGGACCCCGGTATATTCTGTCTAGACCGCGAGGCCTTTGACAGGATGTTTGTTAACCGGTTGAAACTTGTGGCCCACAATAAAGTGACGTTTGTTCCGAAGACTGCAAAGACCCACCGGGTCATAGCGGTCGAGCCGTTGTTAAACCTGTATCTGCAGCGAGGCGTTGACGTCGTTATGCGGAGGAAACTCCGCCGTTTCGGCGTTGACTTATCGCAGCAGACACACAACCAAGATTTTGCTTTCCTTGGAAGTGTGGAGGAGTATAACCCTTACGCAACGTTAGACTTAAGTGCGGCGTCGGACTCGATTTCGATCGAGCTGGCACGTACACTTCTGCCGTCTGCGTGGTTCACGCTCCTCAACGACATCAG